TCTGTAATTAAGGCTGAATTTCCACCATCGGTATCAGATTCATCCGAATCACCACCACCCACACCAAAAAACTCACCAAGACCTATAAGAGCCGGTGCTGCTACTGCAAGTCCCATTAACATACCGATTCCCGGTATTGCTAATATCGATGCAAGTGCGATTGACCCTAATCCAGCTGATATACTCATCAACCCACCTGCTAATGCGTATAATGGTGCTGTTACTGAACCCATTTTACTCAATGATTCTGCTAATGTTTCTACTACACCAGTTACCCCACTTAAATTTGTTGTAATCGATGCTAATCCATTACCCGCAATCTCTAATTGAGGTCCTATCATAGCTAATTCTGTTATATCATCTATAATACCACCACCGAAGAATGAGCCCAACCCACCTACTGCCAGGGCAGCTGAAAATGCAATCATTCCAATTGATGCCATTACTAATGCCGGTCCTAACGCCATTATTCCTAATACAGTTTCAGGAGTTACTGCCCCCATCATAGTTACGAACCCATTAGCAACAGCTTCAATTATTGGTGGTAATGCTGCAAATACACCTATAATAATATTACCAAATACTTCCACTAATGGGGTAACTAATGATAATGCGTATGCGAATGGTATCATAGCTAATCCCAATAGAGCTATCAACCCTATTCCAATTAGTGTAGCTGGAGCAGTTGCTCCAAATGCTGTAAGGCCTACACCTAATGCTATTAACCCAGCTGATCCTACTGCTCCTAATAATGCAATCCCCGCTAAAAATATTAAAGATGGTATTGCTATGAGGGCAGCAACTCCGAACGCAGCTAATGCAAGTGAACCCATAAATGTCGATGACATGGCAACTAACCCTAATGATAACGATGTGAAATTAGGCCCTAATTGTGCTAACGGCACTAATCCCATAAATAATAAGAATGGGATTGCTAATATAGATGGGATTGCTGCTATTCCGAATACGGCCAATGCTAATGAACCCATAAGTGTTGCTGACATTGACACAAGACCTGTTGATAATGATGTGAAATTAGTTCCTAATTCTTTAAGCTTAACCTTTCCCATAAATAATAGGAATGGGATTGCTAATATAGATGGGATTGCTGCTATTCCGAATACTCCTAATGCTACTGACCCCATCATCGTTTCAGACATATCAATAAGACCTGATGCTAATGATAGGAAGTTATCTTCTAATTCTTTAAGCTTAACCTTACCCATAAATAATAGGAATGGGATTGCAGGTAATGCTATTATGAATGCAGGCCCTGCTAATGCTACTGCCCCAATACCAGCGAATACTTTAGAATTTCCCATTTCTTTCAAACCATCAGCCAAATCTTTGAGTTTGTCCTTGATTCCACCTTTACCTGACGCTTCATCCCCATTGGATACGACATCTTCTATCTTTTCTTTGTCAGGTAGTATTTGTTCTTTTATATCATCTACAGGAGACTTACCTTTGAATGCATCCATGGCCTGTTTTCCTAAATTCTTCATAGATTCTAGGGGGCTAAGTAGACCTTTTCCAAGTGATTTTGCACCAGCAATTCCGGCTGTAAAAAACGAACCTATACCTGTACCTTTACCTTGCATTAGATTCATAACGGCCGTTTGGGCAGCCACCTTTCCCATTTCAGCGCCAAAATCCATGGTTGCGGCACCAAGTGATTTAGCGGCTCCAAATATACCTTTCATCAATTCGGCCTGTTCCCCATAAGTAGCTTTAATTTCATCGTTAACCTTCTTCGGCTCCAACATAGTGGCTAATTCATCAGTACTCATACTATATGCAGCTGCTGTTGCTTCCTTTTCCAAATCACTCATGATAGCGAATTTTTCCATTCCCCCAACACCTTTATGGATTGATGCTTGTAGTTTATCTGAAGCTGCAGCTCTCTCTTTATCGGTATGTGCATTTCGGAGTGCAACTGCTGCATCCCTTACTGCAGTGGTGTTCATATCACGACCCATTATCATCCTAGCCTTTGCCCCTGCTTTCATACTTGATTCTATATCTAACATACCTTTAGATATACCTTCAATTTGAGACATGGTTGTACCTTGCTTAACTAAGTGTGCATTGGTTGCGATTATGGTTTTTAATTGGGCTTCTGATTTACCAACTAATTGACTCATTTGGCCGTTCATACCCTCCATTGCTTTTTTAGCGGATATACCTTCTTTCTTTGCTATATCTGAAATTACACCTTTTACTTCAGTAGCTTCTACACCAGCTGATTTAAATACTGATGCTAAATCAGTTGCCTCCGATGCATCTAATCCTAATGATGAAAGTTGAGTTACACCTTTAATTAAATCAGCAGTTGCCATTGAGGCACTTCCATATTTCTCTGCTATTGCTTTTCCTGATGCGGCTACTGCTTCACTACCATAGAGTAATCCAGTCATACTAAATCGTGCCTGCTCAATATTACCTTGAAGTTGAAATGCTGATGCTCCAGATAGCCCTAAATTCGTTACACCATCCTTAATGCCATCACTCATTCGACTGACATTGGCACTTATATTTTCAAATGCCTTATTCATAATGAGTGCTTTGAATGTGCCATTTAATACTGCAGCTTCAATATCGCTGGTGATTCCGAATATATTCTTCAATACATTATTACGTTCTTCTAAGAATGTTTTTTGTTTATCTAATAACTTACCCTCTTTTTCGCTTAATTCATATATAGACAAGGCTTGCTGTAATTCCGTGGCCTGTTGAAGGTTTTTATCATTACCAGTTTTAACGTCTTCCATTAATAAATCACTAATCGCAGTTCTTAATGATTTGATTGTATTAAGCGCACTCGTTTCTTCCTTCATATTTAGGAGGAGTTTGGCTTGTATACCCAATCCAAACTCTTCTAACTTTAACTCGGATTTAGCCAAGTCAAGATTTTTCTTCTTTACCTCGTTTAAGGCCTTTGCTGCTCTTTTCTTTTTCTCTATTTCCTTATTAGTATTATCAGCCATTATCTAACCCTTAGTAACCTTTTATACCAGCAGCACGGGCGTTATCTAATGCATTAACTAAATCTCGTAATTTCTTTTTTTCTTTATCGTTTGGCGCTGAATTGATAGTATCTTCAATATCTGATTGGATATTTTTTAATTCCTTATCTAATTTCTTTCGCTTCTTGTTAAAGATATCAAAAATACCCTCAGATAATCCATATTTTAGAAATACTTCTTTCAGGTGTGATTTTTTTATTGTTTTCATAATAGTATCCTTATTAAGTTACTTATCTATAAATATAGAAATACCCAACATTTCTGTTGGGTATCCTATTATCTTTTTGATTTAGCTTTTTTCATAGCTTTGTCATGTTGCTTTTGTTCTTCGTTTTTAAATTCTATTATTTTACTGATGTAGAATTTCCTAGACCATATCGGTAGGTTATATACATCTGTAAATGTGAATCCACCATTTCCATGATAGATTAAATCAAATATTTGAGAATGCAACAGTTTTCGGTAGTTAAGACTTAGGCCAAAAAAACCCCACGTCCATAGGCAGTAGCATATTCCTCCTTTCACCAGTTTCATCTGATACGAATTCCCATTCTAAATCTATATCAGGTGTAACTTCACTTATATGCGTTCTTAAAGCCTTTGAATCTACTGCGAATAACTCATTTTCCACAAAATTAGTGATTATCTTTTGGTCGTATTCACCATCAACTGATAAAATCATATTTTTTAATCGAGTTGTTAAATCCTTAGAGGTTTCATCTTTTAATTTCTTACGTGCTTTTTTACTTTCTTCTAACTGATGTTTGATTTTACGTTCTTTACTTTCAGTTAAAGCTTGAAATGTTATCATTCTCTTAGAGCGGGGTAATTCAAATTCGTATTCGTTTTTGTTTAATTCAGTTTGACCTGAACCATCATACTCTTTGTTTTCAAATTGAGTTAAATCAATTGTATCTTTCTGAGTTGTGTTTGGTGAGGTTGGGTCATCAATTTCAACTTCATAATCTTTACCATATCCCAAAATTCTACTTGCTATCATAATTGCGTTTTTATCGCCTGTTACTAAATCAACGTATTTGATTGGTAATCCATCACCATTCGATATAATTAGTGCTTGAAATAATCTATCCAATACACTACCATCTTTAATGTATGATTGTGTTGTAAGGATATCTTCCTCTCTGGCAGTCATATATTTTAATTCTATCTTTCCTGATGATAGTGGGTTATCTTTTGGATAAACCAACCCATTTGAAGGTAATTCAATTATTTCTGTAGGGAATTTGTAATCTGAAACTTGCGTTTGTGCATGTTGTTGCTTTGCGAGTTCCACCATATCTGAATTAGACATGGGGTTTGATGAATAATCATCTTGTAGTTTTTCACTCATATAGTAATCTCCGTTTTTATAACTTTGTTCGTATATAAATATGAAAAAAATACTTTATAAACAAAAAAACCCCACCATTTCTGGTAGGGTTCTTAATTTTATTAATAATTCGGTAATTCTGAATTAGAAATTTAGTATTGCGTAATCAAATGTAAGTGTTAAATCAACAGTTGCGATATCTTCACCAGTATAATCCATATCTGAGAATTTTGCTGTTTGAATAAATGCACCTTTAAGTTTCCACTCTTCTACTTTATCACCAACAGGACCCAAACTGTTAAATGTGATATCTTTTTTGTAGAAATCAGAGTATCCATCTCGTCCGGTTACAGATTCGTGGTGTAGTCTTACCCATTCCATTGCTGCTTGTGCTGCAGAAGGAACAACAGGATCATATAGTGAAATTGTTATATCACTCCACTCACTTCTACCTTTTACATATCGTTTAACGTTAACGTGGTCTATTGTAACCTTACCGTTTGTTATTTCTGGTCTGTTAGCGGCTTTTATTAAGTATGCAGGGATTCCCTCTATATACATAATGAACCTGTTTGACATCTTCGGTTCGAATGATGTAAACATTACTTCTGTTGGGTCTAATAATTGTGCCATTTTTGTTTTCCTATGTTTCTAATTCTTTTATATAAATATCCAACTTTTTAAAAAAGATGAAGTTCCCCACCGAAATGGGGAACTAAACTTTAATTTAAGATGGGAATGCAGCGCCAGTCGGTAGTACGTTGAAATCAAGTACAATGAATTCTGCTGTTTTTGCAGGTTGTAAGAAAATCTCACCTACCATAATATTTCTATCAATTACATCAGGAGTGTTGTTGGTATCATCCATAACTACTCTAAATGCGTATAAACCTTGTCTTTGTTGGATTGATTCCAAATAAGGATTTACAATTGATAAGAAACGATTTCGTGTCGCTGCTGTATTATTTTCAAATACTAAGTAACGAGTTGAAGATGCGATAAACTTCTTAACTGCGATTAATAATCTTCGTACATTGATTCTATCCAATGCCGATGGTTTAGCCTGTAAGGTTTTTTGTCCAAATACAGTAACTCCTTGACCAGGGAACGTTGCGATAGGATTTACTCTACCTTCGTAAAGTGCATCTCTCTCAACTCTAGTCAATCTACTCTTAGCTTCAATAACGTTAGTTAATCCACCACGATTTAAACCAGCTGGTGCGAACCATTCGGCTGCTACTGAATCGTTAAATGCAATAACACCCGGTAGAACTACAGATGGCGGAACCCATACAGGTTTGTTTTTATCTGAATTTAGTATCTTAACCCAAGGGTGATAAGATGCAACATAGTTCGAATCAAATGGTTGAACTGTGTTTACAATTGTTGATATTGAATCAGCGTATGCCCCAGCATCCATTATAAAGAATGCATCCTGTCTGTCTTCACACATATCTTTAGCGAATGTAGTAACAGATGAATGTAATCTGTGGATTAGTCCTGGTAATACTAACATATTAATATCAAATTCATCAGGATTAGATACTGAGTTAATAGCTTTTCTGTATGCTATCGTTCCAGTCGCTGTATTTGATGAACAATCATACCCTTGCGTATTTCCAGCTATAATATCACCAGCAGTACTTACAATTCTATTTGGTTTGAATCCATCAAAACCACCTTGAAATGGTATTAAGAACTTACGAGAGTTAACTGA